AGATAGAAAAGGTAGTGCAGAGGATGATGTATGGAATCATATGTTATCTGCATGTGACAAACTTACTCGTATTGGTACAACATGGGGCCCAAAGGATACCAGTTGTCTCAATGAGAAAGAAAAAGTAATTGTACTTGCACAACTTAGAAAGAGAGAAAATGACAGAAAGAAAAGAGAAAGAACTCAGAGCAGAAAACGACATTCTGCGTAACAACATCAAAGATTTAGAAAAACAATTAAGATGGGCATATACGAGAGTGGATGAGTTGAAGCAAGTTATTAGAACATTAGATGCAAGAGATACTACAACCTAAATTTATAATACCAAATACTCCAATACATGTATTTGACATACCATCTTACATCATGAAAGAAATTGATGGTATGGTTAAAGAAAGTACTAAATGGAAATACCATCCACTAGGTGAATTAAGAGCAAGTGAAAATGCAGCTTATAGACATCCAGAGGATGGTTACGAATATAATACATTTCAATGTACCATAAGTCCAAGATTGATTGAAGAATCATTAATGATGGCATGGATAATAAGAGCTGCAAATATTCATTTTGTACCAGAAAAACATCATCGTTCAATAAGATTTAGAAAATTGACAGGTCATTTTGATGGATATGAAATATGGACAAACTTCTCTAATAAGGGAGATAGTAATCCAAGACATGACCATGGTGGTTGGTTGTCTGGTGTGATATATCATACTAATCATGGACATCCTACATACTTTAATGACCTTGATGTAGAGTATGAAGGTAAAGATGGTACTATGATAATGTTTCCATCTAACACAGTGCATTCTTGCAAAGAACAAACAGCAGATAAAGAGAGAATAACACTTGCATTTAATCTGATTATTGATGAGAACTTCGATGGTTAATATAAAAAATATAGATACAATGAATGAGGAAATATTTCTTATTGATTATGAAAATTATCAAGACATAGAAATTGATTGTAATTCATGGTGGATGAACATGATGAACCATGGTTCATGGATACAAGGATTTCTTGCATATGGTGGTAATCCACCACATATTAGTATGGACAAAACAGGAGACCCAAAGTTTGTAGAAAAGATTAGAGAGGAAGGTGGTTTTTCTAATATGATAACTGGAACTCTAGAAAAAAATTCATGGTATATGAATGTATCAAGAAGTCAAGAAGCATTTCAGAAAGCAGCTTCTAGAGCATATAAACAGAAAGACGATGGTAACGAACCTTACTGGGATAAAGAAGACCAAGAGTGGGGATTACAACAGGATATATTTAAACATCATCCAACAGTTCATGCAACAGTTGAACATATATGGAAAACATATAAACCATACTTTGAAGAAGCATTAGGTCTTGAAGTAAAAGACTACAACAATTGTTATGTCCATGCATTTCAACATGGAGATTCTAGTTGGGCTCATCAAGATTATATGGATTACAGTGCAATAGTTTATTTGAATCCAGTGTCAATGTGGGATTTAAGAAAATGGGGTGGTGAAACACTATTCTTTAATGAAGACATTGATTATGTTCGTGCAACTACATGTCCAAAAGGTGGTAGTGCAGTTGTATTTCGTGGAGATATCTTTCACAAAGTTACAGGGGTTTCATGGGAAGCACCTTATCCCAGAAACTCAGCAACTTTTTTCTTTGACAAAAAATAATTATGAGGTTATAATAGATACTATGAATATATTTTACTTAGACAAAGACCCAAAGACATGTGCAGAAATGCATTGTGACAAACATGTATGCAAGATGATTATTGAGTATGCACAATTGATGTCAACTGCACATCGTGTTCTTGATGGTGACCCATATACAGATAAAACTGCAAATGGTCGTAGAATACAAAGATGGAAACATCCACTAGAGAACCATGAGAAACTATTATACAAAGCATCCCATGTAAATCATCCAAGTGGTAAATGGGTAAGAGATTCACAAAATCATTACAACTGGCTGTACAAAATGTGGGAACAATTGTGTTATGAATATACACATCGTTATGGTAGAGTGCATCTATCTGATTTGAAACTCAGAGGTATACTTGCACAACCACCTATGCAGATACCAGTAGAACCTTTTGTTGACCCTTATCTTGCAATGCCAGATGATGTAAAACAAGAAGATGTAGTACAATCATATCAAGACTACTATATAAACTACAAGAAAGATTTTGCAAAGTGGACTAAGAGAGAAGTTCCACAATTTATGGTTGCATAAAATGTATGGAGAAATAGTAGACATGGATATTTTATATTATTTAAGTTGGTTGTATCAATTACCTTGGAATGTATTTGGTATTGTGTTCAATGCTGGTTTTTGGTTTATGATAGGATATCTAGCTTATCGTGGATTCAGAGACATATGGGACAATAGATAATGCCTACATATGATTACTACAACACCAAAACAGGTGAAATAGAAGAACATAGAATGTCTTACAAAGACTTAGATAAGTTTGCAGAAGATAATCCACACTTAGAGAAACAAATGTCAACACCTAACATTGTATCAAAAGTTGGTTCAAGAACTGATTTTGGTAAGTCTGGTGGATTTAATGAAGTATTATCTAAGGTTGCAGATAAACATCCTAGGTCAGAACTTGCAAAGACACATCGTAGAAGAAGTGCAAAAGAAGTTAAGACAGATGAAGTCATTAAGAAACATGTAGACATACAGAAAAAACAAGGTATAATAAAGTAATGAAAAATAAATATGAAGAAATGGGATATACTGCCTTTGATACACCAGAGACAGGACATGTTACAACCCATGATGAAAGATTCAAAGATGTAAATGTAACAGGATATGATTTGAAAAACTCATCTGCACCAGCATTCTTTACACTTGCAAATGCAGGCTGGGTTCATCCAGAAGATACAGGATGGTCTGGTTGGAAAGTTGTAAGAAATGAGAACGACCAACCTAGAATGTCTTGCATATATGAAACATCTTGGTGGCATTCAATAGAACCAAGTCCACAAAAGTTTGTGGGTGGCCCATTTCGAGCTGCAGTTGCAGATTTTACTTTAGGTATGTCTGCACTGTTTTATAAACATAAGTTTTGTCCTATGACATCTATGCATGTTACATATGATAAACCAGTAGAGGTTGGTCAAGTGTTAGAAACATTACAAGATACAGTAGCAGTAGAAGATAATATCTTAACTCAAACTGCAATTCAAAGAGTGTTTGAAACAGATGAAATAGTAGGACATGTAACTGTAACACAGATAATACCAAAATGATACCAAAACCAGTAAAAAGAAAACCAATAACTTACCCTTATAGACCTTTACCAGATGGATTAGTAATTAAAGAAAGTCCCATAGAAGGATTAGGTCTCTTCACAGAAGAAGATTTAGATGCTGGAGTATACTTAGGTGAAACCCATAGACTGTTTACAACTAAATTTAAAATGAAAGAAGAATGGATAAGAACACCTTTAGGTGGATTTATAAACCATTCAGAAGACCCTAACTGTTTCTTAAATGAAAATATACATCACTATCAAGGATGGACTATGGAACTATATACAGTTAAACCAATTCCAGCTGGGTCAGAACTAACAGTTTATTATAAGATTGACCAAAAATGATACCACCAAAACGAAGAGCTGTAGAAGGTGTATTTGCAACACCATTTTATTTGGGTTCTATAGAATATGATTATGAAATACCTAAAGAAGGATTTGTAGATGGTCATAATAGACAAGATATCATTGCACCAAATGTAATCAATCTTGACCTACCAGAGTTAGAAGAACTAATTTTAGAATGTGCAAGATTTACTTTAGACAAAGTTGGTTTTGAAGAACAACCTATGAAAGTAAATCAACTATGGTTGAACAGATATGATGAGACTAGGCCTGCATTACCAGTACACTTTCATCAAAACTGTTCTTGGTGTGGAACTTTTTTTCCAGAACAAGCAAATCATACAACATATTATTTAAATAATAATGCTGGATATAATAATATGCATCAACCAAAAATAAAATTTTCTACAGATTTTAATCGAGATTACTTTGAGTTACAACAACCACCTAAAGGTGCTATAGTTATACATCCACCTTGGATAGGACATTCTGTAGCATGGCATGGTGGGCCACCATCACATTCAATATCATTCGATATTGCATATACAGGGCCAATAGGAGATAAATCATATGGGAGTTACAATGACGGCAAATAATGCAATATTAAGTAGAGACGAGTATAGAGAATTCAATGATAAGGTTGCAATACTACAGGGTAGAGGTTATGACCTACCATTTGAAGTAGAGTTTATTAAAGAAGACGATACATTTAAAGTTACAATCCATGGTAAACATGATGTTGATGAATTAGACAGAATGACCTCATGAAAACATTTGAAATAATTGACTATGGGTTTGAACAACTACCCACAGAAAATATAGATGGTAAAAGATACTATGTAACACCAACAGGTGAAAAGTATCCATCTGTTACATCTGTTACTGGTCTTCTAAGTAGAAAAGGTATTCAAGAATGGAGAAAGAGAGTTGGTGAGAAAACTGCAAATAAGATATCAACTCAGGCTGCAGGACATGGTACAAAAGTTCACCAACTATTTGAGGACTATATTAAGAATGATAACTTTGAGGAAAAGTTCAAGGGTGCAATGCCCACAACTCAACAAGCATTCATCTCAGTAGAAAAAGAACTTAATCAGATAGGGACTGTTCATGGTCTTGAATCACCACTTTATTCACATAAACTACAACTTGCTGGTAGAGTAGATTGCATTGCAGAGTGGGATGGTAAACTATCGGTCATCGATTTTAAAACCAGTGCAAAACCAAAACAAGCAAAATGGATACAGAATTACTTTATACAGGAAACTGCATATGCTAAAATGTTCGAGGAACTTACAGGTAAAACAATAGAATCTATTGTGACACTTATAGCAGTGAGTGATGGGACATCTCAGTTGTTCGTTGAACAACCAAGTGATGATTATGTTGACCAACTACTAGAACTTCGTAGTCAGTACAGAAGTGAATATGGTCTCTAGTAAGAGCTCATTGCAGCCCACATTATTAGAAATGGTAGGGCAATGGGTGCTAACATATAGAAAGAGAATGCAGTGATTTCTCTTATCTGGTTGCAAATTTCACATCTATGTTCAATAATATAATTAATAGCACGACTCATTTTAAGTTCGGTCTCCTTATAAATAGTTATGGGTAATTTATTGATATACTATCCAGTTATGAATAATAATCACCTATATTTATAAAAGTTATATATTCAGTTTTATGGCATATTCACAAAAAGTAGTAGATAGATTCGAAAATGTTCTTAAAAATCCAGAAGCACATTCTGTAGGGAGATTCGACCCTAAAGACCCTAATGTTGCAACAGGAATGGTTGGTGCTCCAGCATGTGGTGATGTTATGAAACTAGACCTCAAGATGAATGGGGACACAATAGAAGATGTCAAATTCAAAACCTATGGATGTGGAAGTGCAATTGCAAGTTCAACGATGTTTGTTGAAATGCTCAAAGGTAAAACTATTGAACAGGCTAAACAAATTAAAGATAAAGAGATTGCAGATGCACTTGAACTACCACCTATCAAACTACACTGTTCAGTTCTTGCAGAAGAAGGAATCAAAAGAGCAATAGAGAACTGGGAAGAAAAAGTATCACATAGAAAACACAACAACCCACCAGAAAACACTTGACAAATTAGAAATTAGTGAGATAATTATATTATGGAAATTTTACAAAAATTAGTATTCTTCGTAGTAGATTGTTGGAGAGTTGTCATGGACAACAGATACAATCCACTAAGACACATCAAAGACCCTTCAATCCAAGGATATATAACCATGGCATTATTCATAATGTGGTCTGGTTACTTTGGAGTGGTTGCATCTGTATACATGGAATGGTTGAACTATAGTATCGTAATGTCAATCATTGTACATATGGCAGTAATTATTCCAGTGATGATAACAAATGCAGTATTCATGGAAGCTGAGAAAAATGGTATGAACTGGGTAACTGCATACAGGTCACAACAAAACCTTAAAAAGAGAAGATGATACTAACTAAAAAAAGATTTGCTGAACAGATAGAAACTATTGTACTGGAGAAAGGATTGAATTACATAGATGCAATTGTGCATTTTTGTGAGACACAACACCTAGACCCAGAGTCAGTGAAAAACCTCATTACACCACCTCTAAAACAAAAGATAGAAAGTGATGCAATGAATTATAATTTATTAAAACCAAATGCAAAGAAAGGAAAAGGCAAGTTACCACTATGAAAAAATTTAATCGTACACCACAAAGACAAAAGGAATGGGGAAGAAAACCCAAGAAACCATCTGGGCCACCACCTTTTGATGTCTTGATGAGAAGATTCAAGAAGAAGTGTGAACGAGATGGAATCGTTGCAGAGGTTCGTAAGAGACAATACTATGAGAAACCTTCTGCAAAGAGACAGAAGAGAATCAATGATTGGAAAAGAAGAATCAAGATTGATAAACTTCGTGCAGCTGCTGATTTAGAACACTATAAAAGAACACATAGGAACTAGTCTTGGATGCAAAATTTGGATATGAGAGTTACAAATTATACCTTGGTATAAAGTTACACTACAATTCTGATTATGATTTTAACAAGTATCATGGAAAAGTAAGTGCATCATTTAGTAGTTATCTCAAAAGAAATGATAAGTTTCAGTTTGCAAAACTTAGAAAACAATACAATGGAGAACTTAAAGACTTTTACATTGCAAACTTTATGTACAAGGATTATTGGGTAGGAGATTTATTCGGTGAAGAAGCAAAACACAATTATACAGAATGGAAAAAATACAAACAGTCTCTTCTCTATTCTTTCGAAAAAGATATCAGATATTTACATTCACTTGAAGGACTTTTGGACAATTTATTTAATACTGATAGTTCTAGCCATCCTATCATTCTTTCCAGTATTCTTTCCAAGTCAATATCATTTGGAACAGGAGTATTACTTGACTCCATATTGGGATGGAGTTCCAGCATAAAGATAACAGAACAATATGTTTGGCCAGAGGTTAAACAAAGAATACAAAAGACTAGAGGATTTATATCATATGACCCAAGTATTCTTAAAAGTAAAGTATTAGAAGTATATGACAGTTGAAGTATTAGAAAAACCTTTATATAAACATAAAACAATGTCTTATCTGGGACTCTCAGAAGACCATACTGCATATATTATAGGTAATGGTCAGTCTAGAATAGGATTAGATTTGAATGTCCTTACAGGAGACATATGGGGGTGTAATGCACTGTTTAGAGATTACACACCAGACTACCTTACAATTGTAGATGTTAGTATTATGGGTGAATGTTGTGAGTCAAAGTATCCAAAATACAACAACTGTTATTTTTCTGGAGAATGGGAAGACCCATTAGGATTTGAAGAATATAACATAATAAAAGAAACAATGGGTGTACCAGTGAGAGAATGGATAGACCCAAGTCATTCTAAAGTGACTATGCATGGAAAGGGTAATGGCAATGTTGGTATCCTAGAAATGCAAGCAATAGGAATAGAGGATGACTATAAGATTTCAAAAGTATGTGGCCCAGAACATGACTACCACATATTTGAGAATTGGTTTGCTGGTACTACTGCAGCTGCAATGGCATCAATGAACCACGACTACGATAATGTAGTTTTTGTTGGATTTGATTCTATTTGGAATTACGATTCGACTAAATATAATAATATCTATGCTGGAACTAGATGTTATGGGACAGAAGACGACCCAGAAAACAACAGACTTGTTGAGACTGGTGACCAAGGTTGGATATCCCAGACAGACCAACTAAAGATTTTAGTTGACACATTCCAAAACATAGACTATTATATAATGAAGGATGAATTAAGTGTTGAACCTTTGGGAATACACTTATTCTAATACAATTAATAAAATGCAATACAATGCTAATACGAGGATATAATTATGTCATTTCAAGACTTAAAAAAATCTAGAGGTGGATTCGACACCTTACAAGCATCATTAGAAAAAACTTCTAGTGGTGGAGAAACCAAATCATACAATGATGACCGATACTGGAAAATCGATTTAGATAAAACTGGTAATGGTTATGCAGTTGTAAGATTCTTACCAGCATCACAAAACGAGGATATGCCTTGGGTTCAATACTTTGACCATGGTTTCCAAGGGCCAGGTGGTTGGTACATAGAGAAGTCATTGACTACTCTTAATCAAAAAGACCCAGTATCAGAACACAATACTGAATTGTGGAACTCTGGTATTGAGGCCAACAAGGATATTGCAAGGAAACAAAAAAGAAGGTTGCACTATGTGTCAAACATTCTTGTAGTTTCTGACCCTACACATCCAGAGAATGAAGGTAAAGTATTCCTATTCAGATATGGGAAGAAAATCTTCGAAATGTTGAAAGACAGAATGCAACCACAGTTTCAAGATGAAACACCTATGAATCCATTTGATTTATGGGAAGGTGCAGACTTTAAAATTAAAGTTCGTAAAGTAGATGGATACTGGAACTATGATAAGTCTGAGTTTGCAACTTCTAAACCATTATCAGAAGATGATGCACAATTAGAAGCAGTCTGGAACAGTCAACATTCATTACAAGATGTGATTGCACCAAGTGAATTCAAATCTTATGATGAGTTGAAACAAAAACTCGATAGAGTTTTAGGTATGACAGCATCAACAGCAACTGCAGCTTCAGTTGCATCTGACATGGATGATGTTGCATTTCCAAGTCCAGAACCAACAATTGCAGAACCTACAACTGCTACAACAGATGTAGATGAAGATGAGTCACTCTCATACTTCCAAAAACTTGCAAATGATGTGTAAGGATTGTCAATCCTAAGTTATTTGAATTATAAATATACTATGCACTAAAGGATTGACTGAGGGGGATGGTGTTTATTGCACCATAGAATGTACCAAGTAGGATGGTTAGAGGTTTGGGTACATAATCGTGGTAAGATATCGATGCGGCAGAGGATATCAAGTTAGAGAGCGGGAAAAATGAGGGGCTCCTAACACTTCTAACTTATTATGGGGAAAGGTTCTAAAAGGAGACCTACAGTGGTCAGTGATAAACAATTCGAAGATAATTGGGAAAAGGCATTTGGTAAGAAAGAACCAAAGGTTAAGTCACGCAAGGTGACACCTAAACATGGACAATCTCAAGTCCATAAAGATAAAACTAAGTATAAAAGAAAAGACAAGTATCCTTCACCTAATTATGAAGGGCCTTGGGGTAAAGACTTGGGATTATTGTAAACTTGGATAGTGAAGTGCAGAATGGTTCATCATATTTGAACCAGTTGCAGAGAATCTTTTTGTAATATTACTTACATTATTACTTACCATAGGTTGAACATTAACATTGTTATTAGTACCAGTATTTTGACCTTCCATATTTGCTGGACTTAAATCTGGTGTACCATTTACAGGGCCAGTGTAAGTATTGAAAAATAAATCTACACCTTTACCATGTTTACCTTTTCCAGATAATTCATCAATTGAGTTTACAACTGATTCAAGGTTTTTCACATCGTTATCAGTAATATGTTTTAGACCAGCTCCCATTTTTGCAAGACCTTCACCTAATTTACCTATATTATTACCTAGTTCTTCTGTTATAGTTACACCAGAGATTTTTTTCAACTCTCCAGAAAAGTCTTCACCAAATATACCTCTAAAAAATGCACCTACAGTTCTATCACTTGCTGGTACATCTGGTATTTCAAAATCTACTAATGCAGTTTTAAGTTGGGAAAGATTACTGATTGCCATAGACATATCTTTTTCATAACCAGCTAATGCTTCAGCTAAATCAGTTAATGGATGATTAGTGAATATTGATTCCATGAAACCTCGACCACTTGATAGACCCATCAAGGTATCAATATCTTCACTTATGGTTGCAAGTTGTTGAATGTTTTGTTTTATTCTTGGTACATTCATCTGTTCAAATGGCATTATACCTTCTGCAAACTCACCTAATCCTTTACCAATTAAAACTAAAGTACCAATTAGTGCCATAACTGCTAATGCACCAACTCCCATAATCAATGCACCTACACCAGTTGTCACAATTGCACCAAGAACTCCCATTAAAGTTGCAAGACCTAACATACTACCAAGAACTTTTAGCATATTAACCTTACCAAATGCTTCCATTCCTTCGAATGCTCCCATCTTCTCACCTAATGCAAATGAACCAAAGATACCAGTAAGACCAACACCTAATGCAAGACCACCAACTGCTAATGCACCAGCAAACTTAAAAGCTGCAGTTGCAAATGCACTCATACCAGCTGCAGCTGAGGTCAATCCAGCACCAGCAACTGTACCAGTTGCAGCTGCAACTCCTAAGAAGACAGATGCAGCTCTGAATGAACCACCACCTTGACCATCTTCACCTTGTGGAACATCATCTGGTGTAGTTGCAACAGCTGTACCAGTTCCAACCATAGATTGTTTGGTCTGGTTTCTTCTCATTATTTCATTGTTTCTAGCATCTTGTTGTTGAAGTTTAAGAGCTGCCATCTCTCTTGCAGCTTGTTTTTTACCATCAATAAGTCTTGCTTTTGCAGACAGAACTAGTCTAATTCCAATAGCTTTTATTTGTCTACCTATGAAGTTTAATATAGTTCCTAGAAGTGGTATTTGTTGTAAGAACCCACCAACAGGCCCTAAGAATGCAAGAACTTTATCAAAATCACCTTTTAAGTCATTAAATCCTTCCTTAGCAATACCTAGTTGAGTTAAGTTACCACCTTCTTGAAGTGATTTTTTCATCTCTTCAAAAGTACCACCAGCAAATTTAACAAATCCTCGTTCAAATGAACTTAGGTTTCTACCAAACTTTTGTTGTTCTTCTAGTGATTTTTTTTCGATTTCTAATCTTTTGAATTCGGCAGAGTTTTGAACATCTTGACCAGTTTGTTCTGCAATGGATTCTATTTCTTCCATTCTTTTTTTGGTCAGTTCTAGTGCATCGGTTGTTTTTGCAATGGACAAAGCAGCTTCTTTAGTGAAACCAAAACTTTGTTCCAACATACCAGCTTGTTTACCTATGGTTTTTAATTCGTCAGAAACACCATCAAGATTATCTAACTTTTCTTCGAAAGTTTTTCTTGCATTCTCTTGTCCCTTAGTGGTTTGTGCTGTACCCCTTCTAAGTTCAGTCAATATTTTAGTGACTAGAGACTCTTGTTCCTTTGCACTTAAACCTTTATCTTCGTCTGCCATAATACTATTTATCTATTTTTTGTTATTGGTATCGTGTTCTTTAGCTGCACTGTTAACATATAGTCCAAACCAAGCTGCACCTGCTCCAACTAGAATACTGATAAGACCAGACTGTTCCATTGTCGGTGCTTCTAATCCTATAAACCACATTACTACAAAGTAAATTAAGAATATGTACACACTTAAGAATGCACGAGGCCATATTCTCCATGCATCAACTGCCCTTGCAAGGAATATCCATTTTTGCCATGGATTAGTCTTATCATCATGTTCTAACTCAAAAATTTTCTGTTTGAGGTCGTTGTTTTCAGTGACCATTTCCATAAATTTACTGAGGTCAATTTCAACCTCATTACGACTCATGTCACCACTAAATCTTTCTCTATCAGACATATTACTCTCCTATTATAATCTGTTTTTAGCTTGTTTCATTTTTAACTCTTCTTCTTCAAGATGAGCTACTAGTAGAGAGACATATATCTCCCTCTCCCATGGATGCATATCATCCAGTTCAGTCAATGACCATTTATGGTGTTGAATTAAACCAAAGTTTGTCTGAATGTAATTTGCAAGTGTCTCATGAGAAAGGGCTAGACGAAAAAATTTTGAATTCCTTCTAACCTTATTTCATTAGGTTCACTACATTTTTGACATTCATACGAAACATCTTTTACCATTTTTGGTAAATGATTAAACCATTCCATTACATTGTTAAATTGGTCAGTTGACAATTCATTCATAAAGTCATCTAATTCTTTTTCAGAAAAATCAACTCTATTATGAACTTCATCCTCTGTAAATATTGTCTCGATAGATTGTGCAAGGATATTAAATATATCAGTTGTACTAATTGCATCTGGATTAGTAACAACAGATTGCACTTCATTGAAGTTTGGAACTCTCAAAGTGACACCTATAGTGTCAGTTAACATGATTCTATTATCCTTAACTTCACCTTGTATTTCTATCTCAGACAAGTCTACTTTTACAGGTGTGACTCCATCACAATTTGGTTGGTTTTTACATCCCAACTGAATGGTAGTTTCTTCACCAACAGATTTAATTCTAACTTGTAAAAACAAATATTCTAAATCTGTATTTGATAGATGTCTA